TTTTCAAAACCAGAAGCTTGGAGTTCAGCACGGCTAAACGCGTCTTCCAGAATCTCTGATTTCTTGGCCCTACCCCAAAGCTGTCGAGCGTCTCTGTATTTTGCGCCCACTCCTTTAGCCTGTCCTTTTATGAGTGATGATTGATCTAAGCCATCAAGAAACCCGTCTATCTTATCGACCAGAATTGAACCTATCCTAGCCTCGTCCGGTTCTATGCTTCTTGCTGCGCCTCTGGCTACTTTTCTTAACGTGTCTATTTCCGTAAGACTCTGCGGAAGCCCCTGAATTGATTCAAATTCATCTAATGCGGCGCTGACTTTTGGATGGATTCGTTTATTAAAACCTTCCTTCCTCGCGGCTTTCGTTAATTCGGCTCCAAGTCGAGATACGCGGCTAGGATCAACAACAACACCAAGGTTATCAAGCTCATCATATACACCTCTCGCTGTTTCTTTCAGCTTTTCGATTGTGGGAGCTGCCTGCCCTAAAAGTTTGCCAGAGCTTTCTTTAATAAGCCCTTTAGTGGCTTCGGCTACTTTTGTAATCCCGACAGCTTTTCTCACCGGGGCAAGACCTAAAGCAGTTAAAACCGCAGTAGGAAAAGCCTCACCAATAGCACCACCAACTGGCCCAGCAATACTAAAACCAGCCTCACCAGCGCCTTTCTCTAAAGTCTGTAAAGCCTCGCTAACAGGTTGTAACGCTTCCCCTACAGATTGTAGACCAGATTGTCCTGATACAGTTCTCGGTTGAAAGGTTAACGCTTCGCGGGTTGCCTCTACTGCCCTGCCTCCAGCGCCTTCTTCTGCAAATGGGTTTATCCCCTGTACAATGCCGGCAAGGCCGGCCATAGGCTCAGAAATAAGACCTGAGCCTATGGTAAGAGCTGGTTCTACAAAACTACTCAAGGTTTCACCTAAAGGAGTCAGGGGTATTGTTGGCTGCTGCTGTACAGGCCCCCACTGATTATTCTGCAACATAAGCTGTTGCCCTTGAGCGTTAGTAACTACATCACCTTCTTGAAAGGCCATTATCTAAACCCGGCTGGCGGAGGGGGTGAGGCACCGGGAGCAGGTAGCGGCGTTGTTGGAGAAATCATCCCAGCAGCAGGTTGTACATCCTGGCCTCGTTGTCTTTTAAATCTGATAAAATCAGCAATCGTATTAGGAGGCGTACCCAAAAATACAGCCGCTTCTTCAAGATATTTAGCCAACTTATCTTGAGCGTTACGCTTTTCGGTCATCCATTGGAGTAATGCTGGAGCATCTAACCCTTGAGGAAGCGCGGTACTTAAAGCGAACGCTAGTTCTTGTGCAGACAATGAACCAAATGTAGTATTTTGAATAACATTCAAGCCCATTCTGGCCTGTAAATTATCCAATCGAACAGAGGCCGCTTTAATTGAAGGCAGTCTACCTTCCACAGCACCAGTCCCAGCTCCTTGATCAAGCAAGCGAATACCCTCATCCATGAAGGCGATATTATCTCTGGCCGTCTTGAGTCCTTTGAAGGCATCAACAGAGGCTTTGATCGATTCGGTGGCCGCAGCCCTGCCGCCTGCTCTCTTTGCCTGTAGCTCAGCTCCACGCTCTTCGGCAGCTTTAATTAATTCAATGTTTTCTTGTTCTGGAGTGACAACATCAGTTGCGCCGCTTCTGCGAACAATCTGAACCACGCCTCCGGACAATATGGATGAAGACTGCACCGGGTCTAAACCGCCGCCAGCCTGAGATATATCCATCTGTCTTTGCTCTTCTAGCATTTTAAGAGCAGCAGGTATCCCTTGCCCTGCTGTTTCTGGCGTCAGTAATTGAGAGACAAACTGCGCCCTTGGGTCTGTTTGAGGAAAGGCCCCGCCCTCCACAGGTACATCACCAAAACGTGTAGGTGGGCCTTCAGATCGAGTACCGATAAAGCCTTCCCTTAATCTCGAGAGAGTGTCTTGAAGAACGTCCCGCTTTCTTTCTGCGGCACTTTTTAATAAAAAATCTAATGCTGCCATAATTAAGCCTTCAACCCTGTAATAATATTACCTAAATCTGCCAAACCTCTACCTTGTGGCGTAGCAGTGGTTCCACCGCCACCCTGTAAAATAGGAGAACCTAAAAGACTTTGGAACTGTGCAAGCTGTTCTAATGGGGCTAAACGCTGTTCTCTACCCACATCGCCCATTATTTGGCCTGGAATAAGCCCTAAGCCGGCTGTCTGTGGAGCAAGCTGGAGACCTTGCAGGAGAGCTTGTAGGCTCTGGCCGAAGCCCTGACTAAAGATGTCACCAGAAACGTCCCCAGCGGCCTGTAAAGCGCCCCTACTGGCGATTCCTTCGGCTATTCCCTGTCTTGATCCTCCGAAACCCCCAGCACCTACCGCACCGCCACGGATGTTGGGTAATATCTGTTCTGTCAGGTTCTGGAAAATAGGCCTTGTGGCCGCTTCTGCGGTCTGGGCAAGGAACGGATTTGTCTCAGGACTTAATATGTCTGTTGAGGTTAAAAACTGACCAGCCCCCTGAGCGCCTTGAATGAACGGGGAAAGACCTCCAGCAACCCCAAGAGCCTGCTGTTGGGCCTGAGTTTCTAAAGGGCTTAAAGATGGGCCTTGAGAAAAAGCCTGCGCTCTTTCAAACAGGTCTTGAAGAAAAGGCTGTTGAAACCCCGCTACTGTAGTAGGAGCCGTTCTCCCTGCCTTTGCAGGCTCGCCAAAGACTGCGTTAGTTATATCGCCTAAGCCAAATGCCATCGTCTTATCCTAATAATGTAAAAGTTGTACCATCAAAATGGTAAATGCCCTGTCCTGAACCTGGGTCGTAATTCGTACCGTCTGCGTTAATTAAATCTCCACTTCTGTTTTTATCTAAAGCCACGCTTAATTCCTGTAGGTTTATAGATTCAAATTCACCCGTTCTTAATGATTCTGAAATCTTATTCAATTCATCCGTCAAAGCTCTTTGTAAGCTCTCTATCGAATCTGTCGGAAGCTCTCCGGGGGTGTACATTACGAATGCCCCGCCGGGGTTACGTCAAGATCAAATCCGTGGAGTTTCCACGATACGTTTCCAGTAGACTCGAATTTAACTGCTCCTAATCGCCAGTTTTCATTAACATCAAGCTTATAATCAGTCCCTATGGTAAAAGATTGTCCTGAGTCGTAAGTCGTCGTCCCACCGGGAACCATTTGACCTCCTACATAGACTGTGACCGCTCCACTACCTGAGAAACGTGGGTAAATACGCTTTATCTTTTTAATCAGGTCGAAATCTATTTTTTGCTCACCTTTCGAGCCTCTTCCAACCAAAGGAAGTCCTTTCCTCTCTAGTGTAGAGGTAAAAGACACCGAGTTAAACTGGTTTGTATCATCAAGTTTAAACAGCTTTGTATTGGTTGTATCGGCCATTAACATGGCTCTTTTAGCAGGATTATACTGTTTTACGTCCCAAGTGGTTGAATCATCATCCCAAGCCTCGGAATCAGAGTCCCACGTAGCCGTGGTTTGAGGGTCTATAACGTCGAAAGCGATATGAGCCGCGCCTGGAAGGGTTCTAAAACCAACAGTATTATGACGGTAATTCCATACCAGAGCTTTAGTCGGGAAAGAATCTGAACTTGTGGGATAACAGACCCATATCTCATTTTTGGCATAATTTACTGAGAGGTAGGTTCTTTTGTTATTCGTGGCTCCATTTAATTCTGTGAACAGGGTGTCTCTATACGTGGTGTCTAAAACTGAGGTTTGAGATACACCATCATGAACGATTAGATCGTCACTTGTTAAAACACAGTGTTTGCCTTCAAATTCAGCAAAACAGCGTTTAGCAAAAATTCCGTTAGACGGGAAGATTTGTCTAAACTCAAATATAAATCTTCCGCCTATAAACCTCATGGTATAAGTGGAAGATTCTCGATAAATGATAAAAGTATCTCTTAACGACCCACCATCTATCAGATGTCCACCGCTCTCGCTTAAGGGAACTCTTCCTGCGTCTTTCGTCGTATCGGTATAATCCCAGCTTATAGGAACAGTTCCGGGGTCAGCGGGGTGCGACCATCTCACCACGTAAGGGTTTGAAGCGCCCAGTTCGATCATATTCAAAGCAACGAGATAGTTTTTAAACGGTTTTACAACACTCGCAGTTGTATCAGCAGGCCAGTTATCCAAATCCTGTAACAAGTTACCAGCAGAAGCAGGAAAGAGCATTTGAGGATCATCAAACCCATTACATAAAATAGGGATTCCTCCTAAAACTCCGCCTGTCCAATTCTCGTCTGCTGTTGCGCTATAAGCACCGCTTGCGCGGGTTATCGCTGTATGGTTAGTGCCTTCAGTAACATAGGCCGCTGTTAGGCCGGCATAAATCCAGTATTGTAAAGAACTAGACTGGAATACAAGTAAAAAATAAGGCGCTATCGTAGGGGTTCCAAAGGGTTCGGAATGACCTAAGAACTTTTCTGCATACCCATCATTAAAACGAATGTTCACAGCATCACTCCACGCGCTTGCAGGGAGACTATGATCGGGAAGGTCTTTTATGACACCTATTTCACCCGGATTTGAGTATGGAATTATCATCTTAAGCTGTTATATATTGTCCTTGAAACCTCATGCTTCCATTATTAGATAATTCAGAAATTAAAAAAGATGAAACACCGGTTACAGCGTCCCAAAGAAATAATTTTATAGATGTACTGTTGGTATCTACATCCCCCGTGATTGACTGATTAGCCGTAATATTTAAACCAGAAGCTATACTCACAGAGATTCCGCCATGATCTCCAGTCGTGGTACTTGGGGTAAATGGTAGACCCCCCAATTCGGCTTGTTCTGCTGTAGTCAGCGTACCAAGTCCGGCAATAATTATTTCTCCAGAGACGAACACACGATTCCCTATCTTTGTATAAGTACCATCGTTTACTGAATATGTTTGGCCTTCGCCATCACTCCGAGATGAATCCCATAATGTGGGAGTCCATGATCCAGAAGCTGCCCCACTAAAAAATGGGTTCAAAAGAGACCAATTATCATTGGAGGAATTATATTTAAGCATCAATTCATGGGAAGCCCCCGCAATGTCTCCAACAGATAACGTTTCATTTGAATTTTTAACAATCGTCTTAGCCGTTAGTCCATCAGGAGTAAACGTTGGATTCGTTATCGTGTTAGCGCCCTGTGCGCGGACGATCACGGTGACCCCGTCACTCAGGGTCACATTAGGAGTGAAGTCGGCTGTAATGGCGTCTGCCGTACCGCCTCCGGTGGAAATAGCTTTAAGAAGAAAACCTCCTTCCTGAGAGGTTAAAAGATTAAATTCTGTAGGTGTTGGCGTACACGGAGCATCCACGTTAGGGAAGTCAGTTTTTAAAGCCGTTTTTAAATTCCGAATATGATCGTCACCCTCTGATTTGGGGTCTGTGGCCCCTACAGGATTGGATGCGTTCAGGTCGTCAATATGGGTTACTGATTCAAGGGCGATGGGGTTATCCTCCTGCTACGGTGTAGCTATGTCTGGTTGTGCTCTTAAAGCAGCACCGGAATAACGAGCTTTATTGTCTTGGTCGTTTATCGCGGCTACTGCCGAGTTGTAAAGCGTTGCCCATGTCGTCACTCTTTCGTCATCATCAAAAAAAGGACTCGCTTGCACTAAAGCACCATAGAGATAGATTTCCGGTTGGTTGGTTAATAACCAATTTGTATCGTTATCTCCACTTAAAGCTGTAAAACGAGCAAAGTACGCTATTTCGATTTCGTAAGTCGTATCAGGAATGGGTTTGAACTGAAATTCAGTACCGATAATAGAATAGTTCTTCGGAGGACCAACGGTTTGAGAAGACCTGTACATGTCCATCTGTTCGGGAGTTAGAAACTTAAGCCTGTCCTGACTCGATCCGTTTATCTGGATATTTCTCTGTAAAAGAAAGTCTGAAGGCATGTCTGCATACTGAGTAGAGATATCAGCAGTTGCTCTCTTCTCCATCTGTCTGATTCTTACATCACGACCGATGGCAGCCTCAGACATAGTGATAAACTCAGGAATTCTTGAGGTCAAGTCCGATCGATTGACCCATGTTGCAACTGCGGTCTTTAATTCGCTATAATTGGATATAGCCATGATCTAACCTCGGAGTCCATTATGAAAACAGGCCCAAAACCAAAAAGACCCATTGAACGATTTATGCAAAAAATTAAGAAAACTGACTCTTGTTGGGAATGGACGGCAGGCAAGAATAGTCATCACTATGGCTGCTTTCGGATAGGCAGCCTTACCGATGGCAGCAGAAAACAAGTTCTGGCCCATAGGTGGAGTTACGAACATTTCATCGGCTCCATTCCTGAAGGGCTTTTCGTGTGCCATAAATGTGACAATCCATCTTGCGTAAATCCGGCTCATTTTTTTCTTGGTACTAATTCCGATAATATTAGAGACTGCATTAGCAAAGGCCTGTTTGGAACAAGAGATACCAGAGGAGTCAAAAATGGTAGAGCCAAGCTTACAGAGGGCCAAGTTCTTGAAATTAGAGACAAATATCCTAGTTGCGGCACAATGGCTAGCCTTGCAGGAGCTTATGGTGTCACCAAAACCCAAATAAGTTGGATAATTAATAGAAAATCGTGGGCTCATATTTAACCAGTTGGCTACGGCTGTTTTTAATGTTGCGAAAGTATTGATTGCCATTATTTATAACCGTACCTGTTTGGGAAATCTATCTCTGGTTTATATTTAAACAAAGACCCTCCCTCTTGAACTGTCACTTTAATTCCTCGCCCCCTCGCAATCCCTAACCAATATTCCATGTTAGCTCTTTGATTTCCATAATCCTCTTCAGCAGAAATACCGAAAAGTCCTATCTCTTTATAATCTTCTAAAATAGCCAGTCCGATCATGTAAGCTATTGAGCTTTGAAAATAATCCTTACCTAAAGCAATAACTTGTTTAAGTGGGTATTTAACGGCTGAAGGATAATCATCCTTCTGCATATATAGGGGAACCCAGATATCGTCTAATCTTTTTAAATTCCTTGGTCTTAATGTAGAAATGTCGTGCATCTCAAAAAGCCTGTCAAAACTAGACCAACCTGGATCAAGGGAGACTCCCCATAATTCATAATCTTCAGGGATTATCCGATACGGAGCCATTCCTATGATGGCTACGCCCATTTAACCCTCTGTTTAGCAAATGGCTTCCCATGAACCAACATGAGATGAGGCTCGTTGTCTTGGATATATCTTAAAGCTCTGTTTACTTCCTCTTTATCTGGAGATAACAGGTTATAGCCTAGATTGATAAGTCTCTGTAAGTCTCCTTTGTGCATTCTGCCAGCATGTACGAAATCACCAGTATACTTCTGAATAGCTTTTGAACTGGTACTATTTTTGATCCGCTTATTGGAATCTAAAACAGGTTCAGCATCATAGGAATACTCAACGGTGAGCCGGTCTTCCATTGAGCTATAAGAGATGTTTTCTTTCAGCTCATTCATCAATCCACACCGATAAAACTTATCGAATAAGTAAATGAGTCAGTGTCAGAATGATTGCAATCAATCTCAATAGCTTCTGGCAAGATATCGGTTGCAGTAAGATTACCTACAGCGGTAAGGCCTGGGTAAACCCTTAAAACACGGGTTCCTACAGCATCTACTGCCGCAGAAGCTAAAATATCCCAAGTGGTAGCGGCAACCGGATCAACACCGCGAATAGTAAAGACTACCGAAGCTGTGGCCGTCTCTGCCGTAGCATGGATGACAAAAATCCCGCCCTTGCTTCGAGTGGTAAAACTAACAGTATGATCCGCTGTCGTCGCCGTTGATGGATAGACTACTTGTACATCTTTCATAAATCACCTTAAAGGTCAGGGGCCGAAACCCCATCCCCCGGTTAGTTTAAGACACAGTTGCACTAAATGGTGTTGCTTCAGCGCCAGAAGTGGTAGTAGTTCCATTAACTACCCACTGATTTGATGCAATATCAATCAGCTCTAACTGATCACCAATAGCTACACCACCAGTAGTTGTACCGTTTAACGTGATGGTATCTGATGTCGCCGCTGTTACCCACGGTTGAGCTAGATCAGGCGTATCACCTATCGAAGCAGTGACGATCTGCCCATCTATCGTATCAGTTGCGTCTGCAACCTTAATAACGTAGCTGGACGTATTCACCACTGAGACAATAAAGCGATATACCGCGCCTGTCCCTGAAGCCGCTGGCAACGTAAGAGTTACTATCGCATCACCACCTACCTCGCCCAATAGATTAACTCGACCAGCATTAGCTGCCTGCGTAAGAGAACCTGTGGCTGTGATAGTTACCAGCGAGGCAGCATAATGAGAAGTACCTCCACTGGAGTCTGTGGTGATAACATCCACATCGTCAGAGTTACGGTTAATCTTATACTCGTCTTCTGTTTGTTTAATTGCAAAACCCGACATAATAACCTCCTATGACAAGTCAGTTACGATACCGTGAGCAGCTTCGTTCCGCATTTCCAGAGTGTATTCCACAAGGATTTGCTTACGAACTGAATCACCTGTCTTAGCAAGATCATTGCTTTGGAAGTCATCCAGAACGGAGAACGCTACTAGCTCTGTATCAAAGAAGTAAACTACGTCAGTAGGGCAGAAACGGTCAGGAACCAAACGTATTTCGTTACCTAACGGGTCGATATAAATATCAATCGTATTGGTAATTTTCTTGGTTTCGCCATCATGGGTACGGGTTGCGTTACCTGAGAATGCAGCAAACTTCTGCTTCTGATTCTTACCCAGAATTCCCAGAGTAGGATTACCACCTGAGTCCCATGCTTCACCCAAAACCTCTTCTACAAAAGATTCCTGTAAAGCACGAGCAGTACCGTCGGTATGAACATCAGTACCATCACCATTAGCCGCTGTGGCGTCTGAGGCGATGTTCTGGTTGGTTACAATCCACGCTTGCGCTCCTGAGCATTGACGGCCTTGAGTATCAGTACCGGCAATTTCGGCTTTATTAGCCAAGAGTGCGGTTTCAACATCTCGCTTCAGCTCTTTCATGCGTTTTTCCATCTGATACGCCATCTCGCTGTCACGACCTGCTTTATTAACAACGTTCTGGGTACGAGTTACACGAGGCACCTTGTCGGAAATCTGCGTGTAGTTGAAAATGCGAGTTGTCGCAGTTGCGGCATCAGTGGTAGCGTCATCACCCTCAATAACCGCGTTTGTACCGCTTGCGGCTGCTAAGGCATCTTTCTGCCATTCATGCTTTGTACCCGTTGCGCCGACATGAGGGATCGCCGTCATGAACGGGGTATCTGTCGGTGAAATATCATGGATTAACTCACTCAAATCCTCACGATTACCTATGGCATCGTAAGTTGAAAATGTACTTGCTGGTTGAGCCATTGTGGCCTCCTATACTTTGGCAAGAAGAAGCTCATGCAGAGCTTTCCCACCGCCATCTCGTTTAAGTTGTTTCCGAAGTTTGTCCGTTCGCGCTTGTGCGTTAGGGATTTTGGAGGCAGTTGAGCCGGGTTTAGCAATCTTAGGAACCTTTTTCACCAATTTAGTTACTTTGGTGCTTTTCTTCTGGAGTGCGTCGAACTGTTTAGCTTTGCTAAAAGCAATGACTATGCTGGAATCCACGTTCTTCGCATACGATTCTGCAGTCATGCCTTGAGTTATGGCGTATTCGCCGATTTCTGCCCATTCTTTACTTTGAACGGCATTGTCGCTCCATGAGGGGAAAGTCTTGACTAATTTCGCCGTCTCTTCGCTAATCTTCTCCTGAGAGACCTGAGAATCAGTGGCAGTTAATTCACTACGCTGATCTACAGCTTTTTGGTAAAGACTGGCGATTTGATTTTGACGATTCTGGAAGTCTGTCTGTTTTGCAGAAAATTCTCCAGGGTCGTCGGTGCGTAACTCGTCCCAGTTGACTTTGTTGTAGTCAGTCAGGAGTTCGTTATAGGCAAGTTGTGAAAGGTCTTCTAATTGCTGTACTTTTTGGGCTAACTGCCCATCTGCTTCGGATAGTTTGGTTTGCAGAGCTTTTTGAGACTCTGCTAATTCCGTGCTTTGCTTATTGAGATGGCCCTCAAGTTGGTAGCTTTTCAGGAGATCGGAGAACTTGGCCTGCCCCTCTTGTCCGTCTATCTTGGTTCTTACCATCAGATCACCGTCATCATTAACGGTTAACTGATCTTCGGCAGTGCCTAGATATTCAGCAATATGGGATAGTTCTATGGAATCAGTGGATTCCTCAGACGGTTCAACTTCCTGAGCCTCAACTTCAGACGGCTCGGCTTCTACGGATTCTTCTTCGCCTTCAGCCTCAGACACATCATCACCTTCGACCAGTACGGCCTCCAGTTCTTCTTCGCTTGTGTCTTCCACAGAAAGCTCCACTGACTCCTCAGGAGCCAGTTTTGCCTTTAGTCTTTCATGTATTGATTCAACGCCCTCGGGGGTAGCTGACATGGTAAATCTCCATCTATGAGCCTAAGCTCGGGATTGATCGTCATCACGACGAGTAAAACCTGTTTAAATTACCTTCTACAAATCTTCTAATAGAAGGAGCAGGGTCTATATCTTTATAGCTGATATTATAGGTGTGTTTCTTTGAATTTACTATACTCCAGTTGGTTCTTAAGTCTAAATCCAGTTTTTTGTTAATTTCGTCTAAATAGTCCTGTCTGTTTTCTACATCAATCGGTAAATATAAAGGGTTTAAAGGGTCTAGCTCGTTAATCAATAGTTTAAAGTTTTCTATAAGTTCTGATAACGGCTTTCCCCTCCTAACCCATGATTCCTGTACTAAATACGGATGTCTCAAAGGGATAATAATTGGATAATCTAGTCTTTTTATCGCATCTATACTGTTTATGGTTAAATGCCCTACATAAATAGCACTTTCCTGTGTTGGTTCTTCATAAAACGACACCCATTGATAATCTTTGAACATTCTGGCTAATAACTTAGTGCCTGTATGTTGTATTGTGGGTATCGTATATCTCATTCGGTGCCAGCTTCGTAGGCAAAGGTGCTGGCGAACCTTCGGGAACGGTGAAATGAAAGCACCGAGCCTAACGCTGAAAAACCGCTTTCAAAGGATTTTTCTTCCTGGTTTCCACCAAGTCCTGAATTTCACCCTCAGAGATGTAACGATGAATCTCACGTTCCATCCCTATCAAAATCTGTTTAGCGAGAATGATCTTGGCGCACCTGTCTTTGTCTATAACGTCCATTCCCATCATTTGAGCATCTAAAGAAGCGCTCATCCTTACTAGAAACCCTTTAAACACAGGATTTGCAAGCAACCCCTCTGCATCTCTTGCTCTTATCTGGTCTTTGTTCATTCCATTATCCTTGAAGTCAGTATAATTGAAATCAATTCTAGCACCTCTTCATCGTCTGTTCTTAAGTCTTCAAACTCATGTATTCGTCTAAAACCTTTGAAACCTTCAGATGTATCCAGGTTATTGAAGAAAATGAAGAAACCCGGCCCCATTGGGGTGCCATTAAGCATTTACGTTACTATCGTTGCCAAGACACCCTGAATACTTCCAGCTATTGGTGTGCTTGAGGCGTTAGCTAGAGCCGCTAACCTTACATCTGCGTTTTTGGGTACAATTATATAAGGCTTAAAATCCTGTCTACCTCGACCACCATCAGTACATGAAATTATATCCACTGGCCTGAATACTTTCCCCGGAAGTCTTACTTGTAATTCTATCTCGGCAAAAGCGGCTGACTTCTTTAACATGTCTCCAGAAAAGCTGGTTACTATCCAATAATCAACGCTACTCATTGTTGTAGAGCATTTCTCACTCTGGTTCTCTGTAGACCCAGTTTGAAGATGGCATTTTATATCTGTGTCAGGCACACCTGCTGTATAAGTGTCGTCCTCTGTAATATAGACAGTCCCCGCCAAATCAGTTGAGTTATCATTATAAAATCGAGAGACTCTCGCTAGAGGCGTCGTAAGAGTTACCGCTGTTTGTCCGGTTAGTGTCGCTGTCTGTGTTACAAAAGTAAAACTTAATCCATCAGTTGAGGTATGGCCTTCAATTACAATATCCTGCGTATCTCCATTATCGTCAGAGATTATTGACGTTATGAGGTTTGATGAAACATAGGTCTCATGCAGGATTCCTGCTGGCTGATGCGCTATCGTGGCTTGAGTTGTTCCTACCAGTGAATTATGACCAAATTTCAATAAATCTTTATTTTTTTGCTCAATACTTACAACGTCACCATAATTAGACTCTATTACATGAACCGCGTGATCTAGCCAGAAGTCTGCCACAGGGAAGGGATAGTCATGGCTTGCCGGGTTGGCTATCCCGTCAGCCCCCCACGCTACCTTGTAAATCGGGTAGTGAACATCATTTATCTCATCCGTAGCAACTGACACAGAACCAGTAGTAGTGGACGGTCTTACACCTACATTATCAGCCATTAAAAGGCTCCGCTATTACCTGAGATATGCCGTCTTCATCTCGTTTTATTGAGAACATCCAGTTGGTCGGGTCACTCACGACTTCGACGATCTTCTCTACTTCCACCGTCTTGACCTCTGGTACCTTAACAATCACCTGTTTCTCAACCTCAACGATCTTTTCCTTAGTAACCACCTGTGGTTTTTGCTTAAGTAACTTTTCAAGCGTTTCCAATAGCTTTGGTAGTGTATTGTCTTGTTTCTTTTCAAACTGTTTCAGTACCCCTCTAACTTCCTCTTCTGACATAGAGTCAGGGAATTTAATACGGCCGTGACCTGAGATGTTGACAATCATATAAACGTGCCAGTTTCAGGATTGAAAGACCTCTCTTGAAGTCCAGCGCCTATACCGGGGTCACCAAGGTCAATCTTCATCCCTTCAAGAAACGTCTGTATTTCAAGCTTAGCTGCCTCGATAGTCTCCTTAGAGAGTCTGTCAGCCTCTTTGTTGGCTGAGTCTAGTCGTGCCTTCATCTCTTCTAATTCGGCCTTCTGAGCGCCTTTGAGCTGTTCTAAAGCTATGTCAACCTCAGCTTTAAGCTCGGTCTGTTGTTTGGTGAACTGGCCTTTAACAGCTTCTGCTTCAGCCAGAGGATTAGGTGGGGGTGGTTGGTTCTGTTGCTGTTCCATGAGCTGTTTGTACTTGTCACCACCAGGATTCATGGCATAACGTTCAGCATTAGGTATATTAATGGTCTCTAATGTTTCATCGAATAGATTATAGGATTCTTCAGGGCCTACCAGTCCTTTTTCAAACAAACCCTGTTGCAAGTTATTTATAAGACTGAGTTTCTGGCGTTTCTCTTCCTCTGTACCAATACCTAGCCCCACTTTAACAGTCAGGTCTGTTCTATCCCTCCACTCCGTCGGGTTGATGTCGACATACTTACCTCGGAGCTTGATCATCCTGGGCTTATCTTGATGTTTTATCAGTAGTTCGTGCACTCGTAAAGCAAGTTCCTTAACCCCTGTTTCGGCAATCATTCTCAGAATCATTTGTACTTTCTGCGAAGCTCGGTTAACCCCTTCCATGAAGGTAGCATTATTGGCCTGCTTTAGAATGTCAGGGTCTACATTGGTTGAAAGTTTATTAACGCCTGTTCTCTCGTCTTTAACATTGTCGATATAATCTATAGCAGGAAGTATCTGGTCTACTATCGGCACAAAAGGAACAGGCATCACCATACCGGCTATGGGTTGGTCGGTTTCAATTCTCTTAACCCCCCCAGGTAACGACTGGATAAAATCAGGTATGTTCGCTAATTGGTTAACAATAGTCTCCTGATTGTTCGACCGATAAATATTATCCAGCATCTGCCTTTGGAGGACTGTTTTAATCTGTTGAAGGTCTTTTAAATCATCATCAATCGACTCGCCGATATGTCTATGGGGGACTCTCTTAGTGACTACGGACGTAATAGCTACCGTATCTATGACCTCATTCCACTCATCGCCTGGAGGGATTCTGTTGCCTACCGTGATAATCTTTCTTAGTTCTGCCTTTCCATCTTTATCATAGTCGATCTTGATATAAGCCTCACCATAATCAATATCATCCATTGATCTATCGAAAGATGTGCCTAATTGGTCGGATTCATCTGATACAGAATCACGAGCATTAGTCTGTTCATCGTTTTCTTCTGTTGAGTTCTTGGCAGGAAGTGAATCTACAAAAGACTCATCCATACCCATTTCGATTAATTCGGTACGTGTCTTTGTGGTGAAGTGCTCTATAAAGCCTGAATCTTGAGTACCGTTTCTAGCTCTTTTAGATATTCTGATCTCTTCAGTAGGGACTGCCTCGACTCTTACCCTTCCCCTGGTTGAGGTGATTCTTAACTTAACATCAAAGACCTCAATCTCACCCTGATCTGTAGTCTCAATCCTGGTGTCGTGTTCCAAAATGTCAACTTCAGCACCTTCATTCACAAGGTCTTGCTCAAGTTTTGTTAGCTCTAAAGCGCTTAAACCTTGATATTCTCTTTCTTTAACTGTCTCGGATTCATCCCACCAGTGTTTTACATAACCATTCTTCAGTAAAAGAGCATCCTTAACCCAGTCATGAAGCATTAACCAACCGTTGTTGTCCTTCATTATTACCAGATTGGTATAGTCAGACTCCTGGTTTGATAATTCTTCGTCATCCTCACCTTCAGGATTAAACTCAACAAGGTTTTGAGTCTTGGCAAACACTTCCATGATCGCTGGCATGATCCAGCCTATGGTATCCGAGAGGTCTCTGGAGACGACCTGAGATCGCCCTTCCTGTTCATCCCCGTAAGGTCTGCCATGATAATGGTCTAAAGCGGTAGCTCTCTCAGAGGACAGGTCGGTGGTTTCGTCACCTAATGACTGTCTGCGGTGAGCATCAATTATGGATACTACTTCTTCATCTGATAGCATTATTAACTCTTTCGTCTTTAATCATTTCGATTGCCATTTTCATGTAAAAATAGCTTTTGTTTTCTTCTTGCCGGTAAGCCTGAGCACCAATCCCCTCGTAATTCCATCTTTTGTCACACCGCTCCCTTACTTCTTGGCCGTGAGATATAAAGAAATCAGCTATTTCTTCATCTGATAATGGCATTATGGGCCTTTATAAGCGGTTATTGGTTGAATCCATTAATACAATCCCAACGCAAGAAGTTTTCATTGCCACAAGCAGGATTATCAAATGCGAGAGAATGAACATTCTTATCTTTAATCTTCACTGAAGATTTTGATCTTTGTTTTAGCAATCTAAAATCAAGCGAATTCCACACATCAACATCAAATAGAATCCACTCTCCGCCTTCTGTTTTTGTGTACCATTCTGGTTTCAGCATTAGAGATATATCTTGTAGTTTTCAGTGGTTGGAAGGACAAGTTCATCAAAACGTGTAAAACCCCTGGTCTTTAGAGCTGCGCGTATTCTCCCAACCCTGTCAGCAACAGTTAGAAACGTGCTCTGCCCTTCCCATATCTTGGCTGCGCGTTCATTAGCCCATTCAATAGATGCAAATTTATTAGCAAGCATCATGTTTTCTGCTGCGCCTGGGGCGGGTTCAATATGAAGAATTTCATTGTCGGGGGCCACTTGCGTAGTCCCACCAGCAACGGCTGTCATAGCCACGCTTACTATTTTATCAGCAGATGCCTTCATTACTCCCGATATGATGTCAGCAGGCTGACCACCAATAGTCTCACTTGCCTTCGCAATCTCTTCCTGTACCTTCTTGTCCCCCCAGGTTCCTTTAACATTAATGCCTAAGCTCTTGGCCTTAGTTAGTAGCTCTGGATTAACTTGTATCATTTTATATCTTCCTCCGCATCGGAGCATAAGCTCCCTCAATAAACCTCGTGCCCACCACCAGCTTATCATCCCCAATAATTAACCATCGCCTTGGCTCAAATGGAGGATCAGTATTTTCTTCACAAAGAAATTCATCTTCCTCTCTTACAACTTCATCAGAAATGATTCTTCTATACCCCGCTCCAATCTCAGCCTTCATGGTTCTCCCCTGTCTGTAAAAACACATAACTTGTCTAAAACATCAGCTACAGCCTTAATCTGATTAATGTTGACTACTTTAACATCTTTAAACACTGCGGCTAGAACTTTATCCATCTCGCTCATACTATCCCCTTTGTATTGTAGTTGATCGGATCAAGGAATGTACTCTTGACCATTTTCATAGGATTGGCCTCGCTCATCATTAGCGAGTCACCAAGATTAGGTGATTCAATCTTAAGTTTAGATTTCATCTCTGCCTTATCCATAATCTGGATCATACCGGTGCCTGAGTTCTTCAGTGGGATTCTGCATATCTCAGACCTGAGCTTCTGCATACATTCTATATCACTAGACAGACTAATCAACTTGTCTGTAGAGACTTCGTGGTCATTCTTCACCACCGCTCGATAAGTGAGGTAAAACCTGTCTCTTAGCCTCCAGTAGCATTGTGCCCTCAAATTCCTGAAGATTTCCTTATTCTTCTTGTTTCGGTAGATCCCCCCGTCTACATGGTCATAAACAGAGTCTTTGTCTTCAACAGCACCATTTCCACTAAAGATATCCCACTTAATAGGTTTTCCATCCAGCGATTCACTTACCTGTCGCTTTAAACTTACCCCCAGGCCGTCATAGTCCCACCTAAACACGTCTACGTTGCTTGTTATGGCTTGGTCTAAGGCCCAGTCGCAACCGTCGTTTACGTCGTCCCTGGTGTTCTCCTGAGCGTCAAGAATTACGTTACCATGTCTTAAGGCAAAGGCTTTGGCGTCTCCTGAATCTGATGGGTCGTGGGTTAAAATCTTCTGTCCTCTTGGCTTCCATCCTACCTTTAAATGAGCGTCAATGGCAGCATCGAACCACTCTGCTTTAATTATGGCGTTCTCTACATGGTCGTTGAACTTGCCTTCCCATATCCAGTCATACTTAGCCCTGTCTAAATTCTCGTAGTCCCACGCCCTTAGTTGCTCCTGTTCGTTATTCCACCACGGGTTATCACGCCAGTTCACCACCACTATCATGTGGATGTCGTCTTCATAATACCCTTTTGAGTCTAATTCAGACTGGTAGGGGACTATGAATCTCTGTGAGAAGGGATCAGCAGAAGACTGGGGATTAGCTGTGAACCAACATTCTGCACCTGGATTTCTAATTATTGTGGGTAAGAGCTTGTCTAGTGAGTCCTGGCTTGCTCTGTGGGCCTCTTCAAACCATGAATATTTGTAGCCCTGCGCTGATTGTATGGAGTCTGGGTTTCTTGATGCTCCCTTGTATGTGGTCTGTCTCCCGCAGGGGGAAATAACTCTATTATCCTGGATAGTCCAGCCTTTAAGTTTGAGCCTTTTCTGGATTGAATCCTTGAATACTCTGTGGACTGAATCCGATAGACTGTCCTGGTATTCTCTCAAGCAATAGATATCTGCCTGCTCTGTCTCCATCTTCATTGTAAAGATATCACCAACTCCAATAGATTTGCCTGATCCTCTACCACCTACAATTACTTTTATGGCCTTGTGTCTTTGGAGTAAGGGCTTGAGCTTACTGTTAACCCTCATCTTTGGCATCTAGTATCCCGGCGTCTACAAACTCTACTGTCCATTTAGTTTCTATTGGACTACCTGCTTGTCCTCCAAGGTTTACATCCTGCTTGTCTGAGTAACCATGCTTAGTTAGCATCATCTTGGTTATGTTGGGGTTGAAGTCTCCTGCTAGCCCTCCTCCTGCTAATTTACGCTCTTGTTGAGACATTATTCTCTCTAAGATGTCAGTAAATTCCCCCTTATCCTCATCCTTTGCCCATTGATACAAGGTTTCACGTGAAACATTAAGCTCACAAGCTAGTCCTGCAATGATTGGTACTGGATCACCTAAATCGATATGATTAGTCAGGTATTCTCTACACTTGGCAAGTATTTCTTGGTTATATTTTGTGGGCCTACCTGCAGCCATATCTACCCTACCTTCTTGATTTGCTTACTAATTTCATTATCCATACCCCAGTATAGCACTCATTCAATAATAAATATCGTTTATCCCTTGCTTTATCCTTGGATTAGTCCATAATGTTATTAGATATTAATTAATAGATAGATGTTTAACACTACATAAGGAGTAGAGAGATGGATAACAATTTCTACATAGAAAATGTATATGCTGAGACCAAAGATTTATCTAAAGAGAATATCCCTGATGATACTTTTGGTAAATTGCGGGTTTATAGAAGCGCCCCTGAAAGCATTGATTTGCAAATCCGTACAATCGGATCGACCAACTACTTACGTGGCGGTGTAAAGCGTAAGATTATCTCTAATATACGCATATCTTATGATGACGCTAACAACCTGATTAATGCTCTCAAAGGCTTTATCGCTGGTTAATAGCGCCTAGTACGGGGCGTTAGTTAACCTGGAGGATGAAATGGCTATTCATGATGATGAGCTACAGATTGTCTATGAGTCTGGCAGACCTACTGGAATTAGAGACAGAGGCGGATATCTTTTCTTCTTCCTTAAAGTCCAGAAGTGGCCCGGACAAGAAGAACGGTATCTTGATGAAACCAAGCAACAAGATGAGCTGGCAGAATTCCTGCTAAACGCTCTATTGAATAGTTAACACTAATACAAGGGGATGAATGATGTACGTTTATATTAAATCAGAGCCGGGATTGTGGACAGTAGGGTTTTATGACCCAGAGGGCCGTTTTATTCCTGAAAGCGATTTTGAGTATAGAGAGAAAGCCGCCCAGCGGGTCGCTTATCTTAACGGGGGCGGGAAAAAGTGATCTTACTAACCATTACAGGCTTTGTGGTTCCTGTTATACGACTTTGGAGGGCTATGTTGTGAAGCTCTTAATAAGGATAGTCGCGTTTCCTTTCATATTAACCTACCTTGTCGCGCTTGCTCTTGGTCATGCTTTAGTCTGGGTTTTCGATCCAACCTATGATCATAAAGCAGGGAATAAGGCATACACTGATAATACCAGTTTTCTTAACTCTCTGCACTAACCACTATAAGGGGGTACTAATATGAATAAATTTGGATACTTGCAAGGTGTAATCGCAAGCCTGATGGCAAGTGTATTTAAAACAACGATGCCTATTCAGGAAACCTCAGGCAGTGGTGGTTGGCCTGGATTTGTTCAGCCTAGCGCTATGCGGATAGCGCATAAAAGAGCTGCACACGTTAACCCAAGATATAAACGCCACCAAGGGGCTAAGGAATGCGCTAAACGCCGCCATGACTGATACACACTGGTTTATATTCTCTTTCAGTCTCTATTTGTTGTCTGAGTCATTAGGCGATTACGTCTACTTATTGTTTCATTAACCAATACAATATAGAGGGGAATAAAATGCCAACAATCAACAACTACATGGATGATGGTGCCTACTCTCAAGCTAAGGCCGTACTTGGCGCGATTTCTGACTTTTATATTGAGGAAAGCTATGCAGATGGCGATTATCAAGCCAACCCAGAGGTGGCACGATGGGAGAATTGCAGAGAACAAGGTTATGTGATTTCAATGCGTTCACCTGATCATCGGAAACAAATAAATATAGCTTTCTTTGAGCACCGAAACTCGGATAATATTTGCGCCATCTTATGGGAACAAACAACTACTAATTCCCCCACCATTGATACCGCTAAATTTGGTGATATCTACAAGGATAAATGGGATACATCCTTTGATGTAAAGTGGCGCGAATACAGCAAAATGGCCGATTGGATAAACGACCAATTAACTCAATTCTGGTTAGCTAATTCTTAAAGAACAGACCTATATTCTACCATAAATCAGGAGGTTAGGACAATATGAGCAAACATAAGTTAGGCATGAAGCACCACTCTGGAACTGGTAAAAGCCGAACCCTTAAAGAGCGCCAGAAACAGATTAGGGCCAGATTATTGAGACTTGGCTGGGATGAATGGCAGTTACCTTTTGACGGGGTAAACGAAAAACCACAACCTAA